ATGAGTCTACTAATCGTATTGACTTTATTGAGCAGATTCTTAACGATGACGGCTTAGTTAGTATTGAACGTGCCGAAGGTGTTATTGAGATTACCGATGCAGTGCTTGCAGCAGGTTTTTCAGACACTGAAGAATTTTTCAATGAATGGAAAGGTCAAGATCGTTATCTAATTGATGGTGTTATTCAATAACCCATAACGGAGCCAAACAATGGAACTTATCCCGCTAAATCTACCCGCCGGAATTTACCGCACAGGTACTGCAAGACAACGAGGTTAATGCAATGGCAACAGAAACAGATGATTACGGATTTAATACGCCAGTACCCGGTACTGAAGAAGATAACTGGGGCGTACTGTTAAACGAAAACTTCCAGCAGATTGAAAACTGTTTCAACGGGTTTACCGAAGTTGCGCCAAATTTAGCGGTTGGCTTTTGGAAGGTTGATGATTTTGCCGTCACCTCTACAGCAGCAGAGCTAAACAAGCTCGATGGGTTTACTGGCGACAAAGACGATTTAAACCTGCTAGATGGCGCTGCTGCAAACACTGTTGTTAATAACAAAGCGGTTGTTTATGGGTCAGCAGGTCAGGTGCAAGCAACTACGGTTGATCTTGGCAACTGGACAGTTACCGAGTCGTCAGGCGTTCTATATTTTGCCACTGGCGGAACAAACAAGATGAAATTAGACGCGTCAGGTAATCTGACCGTTGTTGGCGATATTACTGCATTCGGTACTGTCTAATGGCTCTTCAAGGCTCTGGCGCAATATCATTCAGCCAGATTGCGGCTGAATTTGACGACACTACACCTTACTCAATGAGTGAGTTTTACCGTAATGGTAGTTTGGTTCCTAACGCATCACAGAACGCAAATATCGCAACGTCTGGCGCAATACGCTTTGGCGCATTTTACGGCGCGACTAATCGTATGCAGATCGCATTGAGCATTGCATCTAATACTACTGGTTACAATATTCTTTCTGAAGCTCAGGATTCAGGAGATTACGAAGCAGGCATCAGTGATATTACCGTCACGGTAGATTCTGGTGTTTATGTCGGCAGTCCGGCAGCCGGTGCTTCTTACGCAATGACAGCTGATGGATTTACCTCTGGCGACACAATCACAGTAGTCAATAACGGCTATATCATTGGCGCAGGCGGTGATGGTGGACGCGGTGGTTCATGCTGTGCGAGTACAGCCCCATCAGGTGAAGCAGGCGGTCGAGGCATCTACGCTAACTACGCTATGACAATTACCAATAATGGCACTATCGCAGGTGGCGGTGGTGGTGGCGGTGGTGGTGGCTGTTGTAAGTCACACGGCGGTACTTTGACAGGTTGTGGAGCTTCCGGTGGCGGTGGTGGCGCAGGTTACGTTACAGGCATTTATGGCTCTGGTACTGGCGGCATCAACGGAACTGGTTCTAACGGTACGTCAGGTGGCTTTACATCTGCCGGTACAGGTGGCGGTATTACTTATGCCTTCGGTGGTCAGCAATCTGGCTCATACTCAGGTGCAGCCGGTAATGGTGGTACATTGGGTCAGGCAGGCTCTAGTGGTCAAGTATCTTCTGTAAACTACTACGACTGGGTAAACCAAAATGGCGGCTCAGGCGGTGCAGCAGGTTATTATGCTGTAGGTAATTCAAACATCACATGGGATGTAGAAGGAACTCGCTTAGGACAGGTTTCATAATGGCTTACATACCGTTAAAACTTCCGGCAGGAATATCATCTGACGGTACTGATTTTGAGAATCAGGGTAGATGGTTAGATGGCAACCTAGTACGGTGGGTTAGTGGCTCACTGCGCCCTATAGGTGGTTGGACGCTGCGTAATGCTGAGGTTCAAGCATCGTTGCTTAAATATGGCGATTATGACCCTGACAATATCAACGAAGAATTTCTTGATAACGGTGATCCAAATCCTGCGTACACAGGCGCGACAACTACTGGCGTAGGCTACGGCAATAAATACTACGGCGGTCAAACTGCCATGAACGAGCCACCACGATCAATGCTTGCGTGGCTTGATAATAGCTACAACTCGCGCATCGTTTTAGGTTCTGCAAACATTTTGTACTCAGTCACCCACGCAGGTGAGCAGTACGACATCACTCCGCCAATACTGTCATTGGCAAGGATTGATGCTGATACAAACCAAGCATATGGCGGTTGGCTGTATGGCTACGGCTATTACGGCACAAGACGCCCTGACGTTGGACAGATATTGGAAGCCACAACATGGTCGCTTGATACATGGGGTGAGTACCTAATTGCCTGTGCATCAACAGACGGCACTATCTTTGAGTGGCAGTTAAATACAAACGTATCACCTGCGCCAATAGCTAATGCACCAACTAACGCAAAAGGCATCATCGTTACTGAGGAGCGTTTTATCTTCGCTCTAGGTGCTGACGATACTTCGCTTTCAGGCAACCCGCGCAAGATCATGTGGTGTGACCGCGAGGACAATACAGTCTGGACGCCTGATGCCACCAACGAAGCTGGTGATATTGAGCTACAAACAGGTGGTCGCATTCAATGTGCATTGCGTGTTCGTGGTCGTACATTGATATTGACTGACGAAGATGCTCACTTGGCAACCTATCAGGGTCCGCCATACGTTTATGGTTTTGAACGTGCAGGTACATCTTGTGGCTGTATTGGTAGAAAAGCTGCGACACAGGTAAGAGAGGGTGCTTTCTGGATGGGTCACGGCGCGTTCTTCACGTTTGACGGTTCATCTACAGTAAAGATTCCATGCACTGTAACTGACCATGTATTTCAGAACATGAACTACAACCAAATCTCAAAAGTGTACTGCGTACATAACGCAGCTCAGGCAGAGGTATGGTGGTTCTATCCAAGCTCATCATCGCTAGAGAATGATAGTTACGTTATCTACGACTATGTTGATAACTACTGGAATGTGGGCAAGATTCGCCGAACCTGTGGTATTGACGCGGGCGTTTACGACTACCCAGTATGGGCTGACGAGAAAGGTAATTTGTATCAGCACGAGGTTGGCTTTTTCTACGAAGATGCTAGTAACGAGTACAGCTACGAGCAGTTTGTTGAATCTTCATCTATCACACTAGGCAACGGTGATCAGGTGATGAAGGTCACACAGCTTGTTCCTGACGAAAAAACACAAGGCGAAGTTACCGCTAAGTTTAAGACCAGATTCCATCCTAACGACACTGAGCGCACATACGGCTCATACACAATGAGCAATCCAACCTCGGTGAGGTTTACTGGCAGACAGATTCGTATGCGTATCGAGTCTGACTCAAACGAAGATTGGCGTGTAGGTATTATGCGTGTTGACGCTGAGCCTGGTGGAAACCGGTGAGAAATATACCGCCACCGCCATACGGGGCGAGTTGGAAGCAATGGGCAGAGAAGCTCAACGCCTTTATGACGCGCACGCGCGACAAGCTAGGCTATCTGACGTTTGGAGAAATCCCTACAGACGAGGGTATTTTGCTGTGGGATCGCGTCACCGAGCAGGTTGTGGTATCACACGATAATGAGTGGCAGGGTTTAGGTCACAACGACTACGGCTCGTTCTACACCACGACTACTTTTACGGCAGCAGCAGCTAACACGGCGTATCCAATCACATGGACTAACACAGCAGGTAGTTATCACATTACCCGTGACGACACCAATACTAGCCGTATCTATTTCGATCACGCGGCTACCTACCAAATCGACTTTTCGTGTGAGCTGCAATCAGGCAGCAACTCAAGCAAAACAATCTACATTTTCCCTAGAGTCAACGGCACTGACATTCCCTACAGTACAATGGTGCATTCGGTTAAAAACTCAGGTGAAAGCCAGACGATTAGCCGGTCTGGTATATTTACGGTTGCAGCAGGGGATTATCTTGAGGCGGTTTACGCCGTCACAGATACAGCACTAAAAATTCAGGGTTCGGCAGCTACGGCATTTGCACCGGCAGCTCCATCCGCAACTCTCATGGTCACAGAGGTCAAAGTATGAGTGAGTTAGCACACGATCAGAGTAAAATAGCTGAGGAGCTTGTCAGATGCCGATTCTGGATAGAATCAGCCTTGGCGTACTCAGGTGGTACTCACGAATACAAAGATATTGTGGATGGCGTGTTAAGCGGAAATATGCAGCTCTGGTCAGGTGATTCAGGATGTGCAGTAACCGAAATAACAGTGTATCCTAACAGGAAGATTTTACATGTCTTTCTAGCTGGTGGTGACATGGATCAGATTCTCGACTTTGAAGAGTCTGCTATCCAGTTCGCTAAGATGAATGGCTGTGACGCTATGACCCTTGCAGGGCGCAAAGGTTGGGCAAGAGTTCATCGAGACCGTGGCTGGAAAGAGCAATTCGTTACTTTAATGAAGGAATTTTGACATGGGCGGCGGTGGCGGCAAAGGCGGAAGCCAAACTCAAAAGACTGAAATCCCTAAGTGGATTGAAGAGCCTGCGACTCGTAACTTAGCGCGTGCAGAGCAAGCTCAACAATTGGGCTATATGCCATATTACGGCATTGATGTAGCAGGATTTACTCCGACTCAACAAGCAGCTCAGCAGATGAATATCGATGCTGCTAACGCATTTGGGATGATGCCGTCAGGCTATTCAGGTTTAACTGCATCGTCAGGCATGCCTAGCACTATGACGCAAGGCGGTATAACTGGCTACTCATCTGCTCCATTGTATGAGCAAGCGGTTGCTGAGGCACGTTCTCGTCAACCTGAATCAGCGGCAATCTACGATACGCTGTTCGGACAACAGACCGGCTATGCTCCTAAAAATTCAACACCAGAGCAAACATTAGCAAACAGGCAGTATACAATGTGGAATGTTCTTGCTGATGGAACAATGCCACCAAGTGGCAGCTCCATTGAAATGCCTTTTGGCGCTAATATTAATGTTTAAGGAGTAGATCATGGCAGGCGCATCAGGCGGAGTAACCGCTAACCCAATGCAGCAAGCAGCAGGCGCTCAACAAAGAGCTTTGGCTGGCACTGCTGGCGCAGGGACTATTGCAGGCACTGACTTAGGTGCTTATCAGAACCCATACACTCAACAGGTCATTGACGCTTCTGCGGCAGACGTATTACGCAATGCTCAAATGGGTCTTAATCAGTTAGGTACTGATGCTACTCGCGCAGGCGCATTTGGCGGTTCACGTCATGGTGTTGCGATGGGTGAGATGGGTCGTGGTGTTGCATCATTACTAGGTCAGCAATCAGCTCAGTTGCGCTCACAAGGCTTCATGAACGCTCAGCAGATGGCTCAGCAAGATATCCAGAACCGCATGAGCCAAGCTCAGCAGCTAGCTAACTTAGGTCAGCAGTCATTCGGCTACGGTCAAGCGATTCAGTCTGGCTTGTCTCAACAAGGCGCTCAGCAACAGGCATTGCAGCAAGCTCTTATCGATGCAGCAAAAGGTCAATACGCAGGCTACACAGGTCAGCCGGCTAATACCTTGGGTTATGTATCTAACGCATTGGGTGCTACTCCAGTACCACAAAGCCAGACAACATCTAAGCAACCTGGCTTGTTTGATTACCTAACCCTAGCAGCTACAACAGCAGGTGCTTATTACGGCGCAGGCGGTTCTGATATCAGATTCAAGACAGACATAACCCTGAAAAAGGTTCTTGATAACGGCATCAAGGTCTACGACTGGGTATGGAATGAGCTTGGCGAGAAGTTTAAAGCTAAGTGGCAGCCATCTAGTGGCGTTATTGCTCAAGAGATTAAGGATGTGATTCCTGAAGCTGTTATTGAGCGTGATGGCTACTTGTTTGTTGATTACAACCACCCAGAGCTTAAAGGAGCGTTGTAATGCCAGGTATCGGATCATACGACCCACGCTATGAAGAAGAAATGCGTCGCCGTATGGCGATGTATGGCCAACAGCCGCCCATGGGTGTAGCAGGCTCAGTACC